CAAACTCAATTGCCTCGTATGTAACCAAATCTGGACGACCTTCCGTCGGATTAGGCACACCAATAGCTTTCTCCATTGTTAAAAGCCACAAGTCCGGAACAATAGGAATACCCACATGTACCGAACCATCAGCTCTTTCTTCTCTCCAATCCTTGTAAAATGCTTGAACTTTTGACGAATCCAACATACCGTTCGTTGCAAATTCAGGTCTTACTCGCACTGTCATAACGTATTGATTTCGCCGTTCTATAGACAATGGCTCATTAGATTGCTCCACAGAACATAATCCTTTCACATTTGATGTAGTAATCACAACTTTAGGTTCCTTCGTAACTTTCCCTTTAAGTTCTGCTTCCGCCATATTTCCATATGCACGAATATTATTTACTACTTCTATTAGCCTTGAGCATGGAGCTCCATCAACTAGTCCCGTCTTAGTGTTACACATATCATCAAAAAATATGCCTGTCACATAAGATTTTAACGTTGAATCATACTTATCGTACTCATTATTAGTGCAAATATACTCGTCCTTTGCTGGAAAACCATTCTGTAATAATGAACAAACCATCATTATATTCGCAATACTCGATTTTCCTACACCTGAACCTCCGTAAATCAACCCAGCCCAAGGACAGATTCTCAATCCTCCTTTGGTGCGGATGCGATCAAACTCCGTTTTCTCCTTACGCAATTTGTCTAATTTCATAGACAACATTTTCTCCGCCATCCTTCCACGCTGTGCACGCTTCATATTTTCAAGCTTATCTATTACATCCTCCTGCAATTTAATAAATTTATTGTCTGTCATACCTTTTTCAACATCAGACAAATTTCCAGTCTTAGCATACTGATACAATCGCTCACACCGTACAGCCTGTTGTTCCAAATCATTCATTTCCAAGTCTCCATATAACATAGGTTTCAAAGTACCAGTGCGAAAACACTCGATACCTCCTTCAACAAACGCTACAACAGTTGTCAAAACTGCATCTACTAAATCCAAGGCACTAGCTTGTTTAGGCTTTGCTTGTTGCGAAAACAACTTCACTCCACCTATTGTAAAATTAACTTGAGCAGAATTACACATACCCAAACCTACTACTATAGACAATACATTTTGCAAATTCGCGAAATGTTGGTTGTCCACAACCAATTTCCAATTTGTGCGCGCAGCTCTCAACAAATCAAGCCAATCAACTCCTCCGTTGCTCTGGCTGCTCCATGAATTTGCTAACAATAATTTTTTCAGTTGTGCCGCTATTGATTCATTTGTTGCTGAACGGGCATAAGCCATAATGGCACATATGGCCGATCCAACATTCGTGGCACTAAACAAGCTTGTAGCCAAAATACAAGCACCTTCAATTTGA